CCCACGCTTACGCTTGTTATTATCTGCCTGGCTGCCAGGCTACACATGACTCTGATGCGGAGAATGCCAACTCCAGGGAAACATCGATAAAAAGAGCATGTGAAACTGAGACTCCGGTAGCCCTCCTTGTGGGGGCTTTTTTTGGGGTTGATGCGCTTCGCTTGTTAAATATTGAGTCTTTTCTAGAATTTAAAGGTGCTTTGCTATGTCAGGTAAAGCCGTCGTTCAGAAATACCCGTGTGCTCAAGGATGAGCCATCCCTAGTTTTTCCTTTCCAGCTCTATCTGCCTTATACCAGCCAGGTTATTGTTGCCCTTCTCAATCACGGCCAACAGCGGCTTAATCCAGAGCACAGCCTGGCAGTATGTTATTGAGCCGGCGGCAGCGGTACTATCATCGGCTGCGTCAGGTCCGTCGGTATCGGCGTGCATTGCGCTGGAACGTAAACGGTACGCGTATTCGAGCAGCCCACCAGCAATGTCAATAGGAACAGGCAGATCACAGGTTTTTTCACGGTGGAGAATCTCCCGGTATTCGATTACGGTATCTTCGGTGCTGGTGTCGATCAGGGAATTAAGCCTGTTGGCATGTTCTGCAACCTGATTGAATCGATTGAAGTTGAATGCCTGGGTGGCGATTACCTGCCCCTGCAAAGAGTTGTCACTTCGCAGAATGTCGTTATCGCTCTGAAGGCTACTGGCGTCGGAGCAACTCTTAACGAGAGCGACCGAAAGGCCAGCAATAACGACAACGCCGATAAGACCCGGATTAATTTTCATTGGTCGAGCCCCCAGCACGTCAACGCACTTTCCTGTTCGCGCCGCTCAACCTGCCCATAACAGCCATTCTTTTGGCCTTTAGTCAGGCGGCAATCACGTCCACCGTCCTTAATCCACCAGCGGATTGCTTCGCATGCCCCTTTACGGTCACCTGCGTTGATCCGCTTATAGAAGCTCGAAGGGAAACATTTACCCGGGCCAATGTTGTACGGGCAGAAGGATGCTATACCGACCTTCTGTGGCTCTGTCAGAGGCACTTTGATATTGCGATCAACCCAGGCTAATGCCTTATCGCGTTCAATGGCGTTAACCTTCCGGCATTGTTCCTCAGTGGCCGTCATGCCCTTAACAACACGCCTGCCATCGATAACGGTCACGCCGTGACATAAAGACCAGACCCCACCCGGATCAACAACGGCCACCAGCGCATTGCCTTCTTTCTCGCTGATGAATTGGTCAAAAATGAGTGGAGCAGATGCACCTGATGCGATTAGTGCCAGTACTGCTGCGCTGAGTTTTGATTTATTAGACATCATTCACCTCGCGCAGCTCTTCGACGGTCTACTTTGATTTGGAAATAGAGGTTGGTGAGAAAGGTGAGCAAGCCGAACAGTAAACTACCGATCACACCTATAGCCGCCCACTGCTCTGGGGAGTAACCGTCAAGAAGTCTTCTAAACCAGTAAATGGCACTACCTCCCGATGCGCCGTAGGAAATGCCAGTAGTTATTTTGTCCATTCGATACATGCTCTCACCTCGCTCTATGCGGGTGCTGTCGTGAGAATAAAAAAAAGCCCGCTTTTGAAGGCGGGCTAATGAGTTGACTATTTGTAAGGTAGGTGTGAGTAAGGCCTATGCTCAGGAGTGAAGCTGTATCGGCTGATTCACTATCGGTCCAAGAGAACCACAGGGCATTCAGTTACTTCCCACAACTCAAAGAGTAGCAGCAGTTTGCAAAACCATAAAAAAAGGCCTGCTTTTTATGGCAGGCTCTCAAGGAATTTGAAGCTTGTATTGTTGTTTTCATGGTGCCGGGTGCCTCCCGGTGACTCTACCCCAGTCAGCAAAGCCGCGCGCATACCTGCAGATAGCAGTTGACTGGAACGCCCTTTCGCTTAGAAAGGATTCACCACGCAAATAAAATACGTCTCATTCATTCCCACAGTCAATGATTGCCTGTCGCGAGACCTCTCAGTACGATGGGGAAACAAAAAAGGCCGCCTACTGGCAGCCTTGTGAAAATAATTATAGTCACTTACATCTGAACGCTTCAGGGATAGATGGGTTTTCTCCAGATCGGCATGAAGGACACCACGATTGAATAATGTGCCTACCATCGCCCATATCCCTGAACCCAAAGTCTTCAGTTTTATAAAACACATGCACACCTGCATCTGCCGAGCACTTTGGACAAGACTTATAGTCAACACCATCATGCACAGCATCTTGTGAATCGTTTAAAGAACATTCACAGACAGCACAAATACCCATACAGCTTCTCCTTGCGTTAACTGAAGGACAGCAATAGCAAAGCACTGTGGATATATCTTTGATAAAGATCGCTTTTTTGGAGTTGCAAGAGGTGCTTAAGCAGATTTCGAAGAGACTACTCTTAACAGCTTACGATAGTTTTTGCGTACGCGTTAGTTTTTTCTTATGATGGTAGCAAACGAATTTCCCTGGATTAGCGATGAGCTTCAAAGACATCTTCCCATTTCTGACGTTCATTCTTGGCATTTTTTTTACAGGTCATATTGAAGGGAGAAAAGAAAAAGCAAGAATAAAAACACTTAAGAAAAATGTTCTTCTTGAACTTGAAGATGAGCTTTCTATTCTGGAAAGGTCGATCAAAGTAACAAGTGAAAGCATTTATACTAGAATGATGAAACCGAACAATTTTCAGCATATCTCTCTCGGTAAAAGATTCAATCCTATCCTTTTGGAAAAAAACATTAATGATGTTTACTCTCATTTCAACAGGGATACAAGAATAGCTTTGAAAAATTGTTTACTACTAATGAATCAAATAAAAGAAAAATATAATTACGTCTGTGACAACTGGAAAACTGATAATATAAAATGCCGCGCCAAAGAAGAATCTATGCTTTACAGCATGTTGAGTCTTTACTATCTCTTAAACAAACTTAAAAATGAAAGGGATAGGTTCAGTCTCCCTGACATTCCTAACGATGAAATCGTAGATAGAGCAGCGGAGGCTTTACAAGTCCTCCGCCCGTTGAAGAAGAAGTAATTTATGCTTGTTCAACTAAGGACAATACTCCATTAATAAACCCCAAGGCCGTGTGGAGGTCTTTTCTTACTGTTCCGTCTGAGCATTTCCTTTTCTTGGCGATTGCTCTTAAAGAAATTCCGGCTACAAAGTGAACGATTATTAACTCGTATTCGTCAGGCTTATACTTCTTAAGACGCGCGACACAACTATCAATCATTATCCCTTCATCGTCATCACATTGCAGGCGTGACTTTTTACCGTGCGGCAGTAATCCTTTAAAACCAGCAGCTATGGGTTGCCAGTCGACTCCACTGCTATCAGCTGCAGCCCAGGCTCCCCAACGATCCATCACCTCGTACATGTCACGCATTTTTCTCTCCAATATCCTCGATAATTATCATTCCGGTTTTGCCCCATATTTTTGATGTCCAGGCGTCCCAAATGTGGGAATCATCCTCAAACAAGGCGTCCAACAGTGATTTTGTTAAGTTGTCCAGATCGGGCTTTTGCTGGTGAGGCTGGCCGTCCATAGCCGCACGCTTTTTCTTGCTCCAGCTCTGCGGCATCGGCAAAACGAAGGTGATATGGGTGCCGTTCTCCGGCACCTGAATTCCATGAAGGCGGGCTTCATCGCAAAACATGTGATAGCGCATCACCGGCGGGCGCTGCTTCCACTTATCAGCGCGGGTCATGCGTGGTTTTCCGACAGGAGTGATGAGGTATTTAGGCATAGAACACCCCCAGCTCTAACTGGACCTGCTCCAGCAGCTGCAACTCGGTACCGAAGTTTCTCTCCCATTGCTTACGGCCAGCATGAATGGCCACACCATAACCGCCGTTGCGATGGTGCATATGACACAGAGGAATTGATTTTCGATGGTCAGCGCGCTGACTTACGCCCTGCCCGGTTCGGATGTGGTGGATTTCCGCAGGCGTTTCGCCCAGATTCTGATTTCTGCAAACGATGCAGCCCAGTGCGGCCACACGCGAAAGATGGAGGCTATCTGCTTTCTTCATGCTGGACCACCAGCATAAGCAGAAACACCGCACATAGAAGGGCGGTGAGAGTTGTTTAGGGTAATGCTCTGCGCCATTTTGATTCCTCAGGTTGGCGCAGTAATCAGAGGGTGTTCAGCCCGTTTGATTATTATAAATCAACACTTACGGCTTTAAAACCTTAAGGTCCTTTCGCAAGGAGTTTAGGTTTACAACCCGGTCTTCATCATCCAGAACCTGGGATGAAAGCCTGTCACCTTCACGGCAAATCAGTGTACGCAAGGCATTACTGGTCACAAGATAGTCGGTGATTTCACCATCGCTAAGACATAAAACAAGTAGTCCGTCTTTGGTGAGACTGGTGGCAAATTCATTCAATTTCATGGACACATACCTAAAATGGATTTCCCCTTGCGGGGGCGGTCCTTTTCTCCCTGCATGTTAAATTCATTAAGAGTTCCGCTAACCAGACGTCTAATAGGTTAGAAAGAGCAATTCCGTTTAATTGTTCTGTCTAACCGATCGGAAATCAAACACAGGGATCAAGGCCTCCTAAATAACTGGCAAGTTATCAGTCTCTGAAACACGGTTCAGAAGGAATATAACAACACCTATTACCTTCGTATCGCCCAGTAAATCACCTTCAATGGCCTCCCCCTTCTGTTTGATGAGTGCTTTTCCCTGAACTGTCAAAAAGTCCACTTTTACGCAGTAGGAAATTAGAACCGTGTCAACCATGGAAGGTTGTTTGGCAATGCTAACGAGCGCGTAACTAGCCAACGTTTCGATTATGCGACAATTACCGTCATAGCCACCGATGTTAGTATTGCTGAGTGACTGCTCTGTATAATCTGCTGCTGGTGATGGAAAACCCATGATTTCTCCCCTTTACACGATACTGTTCATTCATACAGTACACCGATACATAAGTTTAATCAACGTCATAACCGCACGAAATGCTAATGGCGAAAACCAACTGTTTAAAAGGTATCAATCCGGAAGATTTATGTATCTTGTGGCTGTGCCTACCTCTTCGCGAACCCACCAACACCGTATATCCAAGGGAGAGCATTAAACAACATCAGTACACTCTTCTTCAGTAAAAAGAATGAAGAGGCTTGAGTAAAGTAAAATTTTCATGCCATTATGAGGTATGTAATCCTTCACCAAATAATATTAAATAAATTCTTTATCGATGACCATTTGAATGTAAAGTCAGAAATTAAAATTATTTAAACTCTCTTTTGGCAATGTTGGTGTCAGTGTTCAATAATGAAAATTGGTAAAGTAGCGGCATCTAACGCATTAATGTTTAAAACTTAGCCTTGTAATAGAGTCACTATAAAATTTTCACAAAATGCCGCCAAGGCCGTATGAAAGCAATTTTTGAATTGAAAGCTCTATTAGTTCAGCTAAGCCTTAATTTAAAGTTTAAGATTTTAAAAGTTATTACTATGAAGGAAGTAAGAGCCTTGAACTAGCCAGTGCAGCCGGTAAAACACCTGCACGTTCATAAAGCGTATCAAGATGAGTCAAAGCTTCGATCTCATCATGGCTTTTTCTCTGATAACCTTCATGAATCCACTGTATAAGTTGATTACTCGTGAGCTGATAGCGATTGCCAGGATGTAAATAAGCCGTTTCAAAACTTTTTCTCAGTTCTATTTCTGCACTGTCTGTTGCCATGCTTTCAAAAGCATGTCTCCTGACTTGACGGCGATTTGTTCGCTGCCCCATTTTCGCAAACATTAATTCAGAAAAGATCCATGGTGATGAAAGATGAGTTTTATCTTTTACGTACTCACCGATCTTAATCGAGTTATTGGTCTGAAGGAATAAGAGCAGTTCGCATCTTGAAATCATATTTTGAAGTGCTGAGTTCAAGATCATGTAAATATTTGAGGTTGTTCTATTGCGCATATGATAGTCAAATGTCTTGCTAGTTTTATTATAGCAAAACTCTTCGTCTACGACTCTCAATATTTCATCAACCCATCCCCAGACACATGAATCAACGAATACACTTAGCCCCACTTTCTCAAGGCTCAACGCCAGTTTGATTACATCATCCTCATCGCGGTGAGCATGGGAAAGAAAAACATCTGCATGGACATCAGGAAAACATGACTTAGTTATAGCTTCGGCATCAAGTACATTGTCGACACCCAAAAGAAAATTCTGGAGTTTATCTCTGTTGAACGCTGCATTGCTCTTTTTCCGATAATCGGAAATTTCGGACGGTGAAAATTGTAAAGCTGAAGTATCAAAATTAGTAATTGCTATATCTACAAACATGAACGCGATCCTCCAGGAATCATTATGCAAAATAAAGTAATTAATTTATTAAAGTATCAAGTTTTGGCTTCCAGAAGATTGTTTGCTGCAATCTGCGATTTTTTTATTGTTTAATAGCATTTTCTATCCAAGTAGCCAAATTGTTCTTAATATCGTTATAAGCATCGTCAAAACTAGGCTCATATACGTGCGGCTTGATGACTTGCTCGCCTCTTTTGAAGGTGAATTGGTCGAAAGGATTCGCCCCCTTTGTTCCGAAGCCGTTACGAGGGCATTTAAGTCGATGGATATAAACACCTACAACTGCCTTACCTTCTTCCCAGGCTTTCTGTATCTCGTATTTGACCCATGGGCGACTGGCGGTTTGACTACCAATTAGTACTACGAGACAAGATTTACCGGCTAGATTCTCGTTGATCCAATTTTTCACTCCTTGCTCGGTTCGTTTAATTTTTTCCCAAGTATTAGGATTAACTGGTTCATCCCCCTCTAACAACCCCATGTTTCGAATCTGCTGTACACGCATAACATCATTATCAAAGTGAAAGCTGTAAAAGACTTTACGTTTCATATCTAACCTCCCAGTTTCTTTAAAATATCTAGGACCCTCTTTTCGATCTTTGTCCGGTCAGTATTAAGATCCGAAAGTTGAGCCACTTCAGTTTCCAGCCAAGGGAAAGGGGTAAAGTATTTAGCCGAGTCTGCCAACATCTCGTCTGATAGTTCTTTAGCCATAAAACCAGTGACACCTAGCGGAATCACAGCAACCCCTTTATCAACTGCAATTTTGAACTCCTTACGCACCCCATCAGCATTCACAATATGACCATCCAGGAGCTTGTTTCCAAAAATGAACAAAGCGACACCAGAAAGACCGATCATGCGGTGCCGATACTCATCCCATAGTGCAGGTAAGTCTTTGCCATTTGATGGATGTTGCGGGAATGGTCGCATGATAAGTTGATCTTCTGAGTACCTGTCAGGCTTATCATAGATTGCCTCAAGAGCGCCATTGATAACTGCACTACCTATACCCCACCCAAATCCATTTACTACACGATAACCAGCTTTTACTAAAGAGGCCGAGAGCGAGTGTACAAAGTTTAGAGCTTCCTGTTTATTCCAATCCCCGTAGTCTTCTGCACTTCCTGAAATAAAAATGGTCTTTTTAAGGAAGCGGCTCTCAATCTCCTTCAGAATGATGGGAATATCATCATATTCATCTACCAGTACCGCCTGTATTCCAAACCGGAGCAAATCGCGAATATGATGCTCTTGCCGACGCTGCCTATACTTTGCGCTGTCGGGATCTTCCTTACCCTGCGGCGTAATTGGCTCTTTGCGAAGGAAGCAGTAGTGAGGACGACGATGCTTAGCAGGCACATGCAAACGGCTCAAGATGTAATCCAAATTAGGATCAGTGAAGCTAAAGCCAATGAATAAGAATGTCTTAGAAATAAGGTCTCCACTCAGAGCAGTTACAAAACCTTCATGAGTCTTGTAGTATTGCTCGTACTGGGATTTGTAAAGCACGGCTGCTGCTGGCGAGTCCACGTCACCATGCATTTTATAAACGACCGCGTCCCGTTTAGGCCGAGTGGTAATAAGATCATCAGTTTTGCGCTTCACATCTGCTACACGGTAGTTCTCTTTGAGACTGTCCTCAATTAGAGTATCGTAATTAGTTGTCCAATATGTTGTGATGGGAAGACGTGCTAATATTTGGTGTGCTTCGGAGGGTTCAGCCTGCTCCGAAAACTCCTCTAAGATTTTCCTGGCAAGACCGGTTGAACTATTCTTCAGGTTGACATGGTATTGTGCAACTGAAATTAAGTCGTGCTCTAACTCTATAGAGAGGCCTAACTCATCTGCAATCTCTCTTAGGAGATCACTCCAATTAACATAGCCGCAAGTCCTGGAAAGTCCCGCACCAGCAAAAACGGCAGCAGTCCCTTCTTCAAGATCCTTCACATAAGTTTTGATGAAAGCTTCAACTCCTGTTGAAAACTGAACACTCATAATTTTAGTTAATCCTGTTAAAAGAAAAATATCTTACATCTTATATCAAGCAACTCCCGACCTAAGATAAATTGCATTGATGATAGAATGACTTAAGACAGTGATGAATATTGCGACATAGTCGCTAGCTATTTATGCACCGAAATACACTCAGTTTGCAAAGATTTTAGATGTTTTTTTTGATTAGCTAGGGCATTTTGTTAATTCACTCATTTCTCAGCTCCGCCAGTAAGAGTTCATGGCGATGCTCCAGGAGAACGGCATCCTGAAGGCGCTGCAGGCTAGTCAGCTTTGACTTTATACGTCGGATTTCTGCTGAGATAATCGTAACAATACATCTGCACGGGCAGTGAATGCAAATATGGCCTCGATGATGTCTGAGGATATTTTTCCTAGCTTTGTATGTACAGCCGTATCAGCTGCTGTAGGTTCGATTTCATAAAGAGAGCATGTTACACCCTTGTTACACCCTTCCCCTGCCCGTTCTTGATGACAAACCCTGACGCTCAAATGCCAGCATCACTGAGACCATTCTACGAGCGTTGCACTGAACTGCCCTAGCCAGTGCCGCTATGGTCATTGTGCCATTATCGTGGAGCAGTTGGCAGATCTTCTCAGAAGCAATAAGAGCTGGCCCCTCATCTTCCAAACGTGCATTGTGATTAACTGGCGCGACAGCTCGCTGCTTTGCCTGCTCTTTTGCGTTACCAACTGGCCAAGATCCATCGAGGAAATCATACAAACCCTGTTCTTTCTGGTCGCGCAGTGTGGTCAGCGCTTCTACAGGTCATTATCAAGACGGGCAGCAATCTCGCTATATGTCGCTTTGCCCATTACTTTCAACGCGTCGACTACAGATTCCATAATTTTCTCCTCAAAATTTACTTAACAGGTCTCAGGTGGCTAACGTTTCCGCGATAGCTCTCCCAGTCAAAGTTCACCCAAATGCCGTTATCCATGCGCAGGCGGTCAATAACCCTTTCACCCAGGGTGTCTACCAGCGCGTCGTAATTCAGGTTGGTCAGAACGCCAACTGGGCGCATTGCGGCTAGGCGGCGATCGATAATCTGGTTCAACAAAACTTTCTCGCCGCGGCTGTCACGCTGAATGCCTACTTCGTCGAGCACCAGCAAATCCACTTTGCAGAGGTCATCCACAAGCGCGGCTTCAGAACGTCCTTCGTCATAACAGGCCCTGGCGCGCAGGGTCAGGTCCGGCACGGTCACAATCAGAACCGTTCTCCCCTGTTTCAGCAGATAATTTCCGATCGCCGCTGAGAGGTGGTTTTTCCCCGTGCCGGGCTTTCCGGTGAAAACGAAGCTCGCAAAGCCGGTTCCAAAATTTTGCGCATAACTCTTTGCCATACTCAGGGCATGGCGCTGTCCATCGCCGTTAATCGTGTAATTCGCGAAGCTGCAGCTGCGGTGCAGGTTCTGGATCCCGGATCGCCCGAAAATTTTCTCTGCTCGTGCCTGCTGGTTGAGTTTGTCCACCTCAGCCGCACGTTTCTGCCCTTCCTCACGTTGCCAGGCCATCAGTTCTGCAGCGTTCTTGAATTTGGGTTCTACGCCTTGCGGAATTACGCGGCGAAGGCGATCGAGAATGGAACCTGCGTTTTGCATGCTTACCCCCTGAATCCTGGCGGAACGGTGTTATCTGGACGAGAGATCTCATTGATATCCCGTCCACCAGCCTGGTAATGCACTGTGCCCGGTGCTGCCGACAGGCGGATAATCAGGTCATCCCATTTTTCGCGGAGTTTGGCCGGGCATTTCACCTGGCGAACCCAAAACGTATCGCTCTGAACGCGCTTGAACATTTCACAAATTTGCTTGTGGCTACGGCCATCAAGTGTGCGCATCAGACGAATGTCATTCGCCCAGACCGTCCAGTTCGGCTCTTTCGGACGAACGATCTCGCCGTCAAAGGTTGCGGCCTCCTCGTAGAGTTTCAGCACGCGCTTCCAAATCCATTGCGCACAGGTCAAATCTTCCTGGCTACCCCACTGGCGTTTCGCAGGGCTACAAACCACTGCTTCCGGGTGACGATTTAAAAATTCTGCTTTTGAAATCTTCCCGTCGGACTGCGAAGCATCCGGACGAGAATTATTTTCTGATTCTTTGACTGGTTCAGAAGAGTGACTGATTCTGGGTGAATCTCCTTCACTATCCCCTGGTGAACGTGCTGCACCATCTGGTGAATTTCCTGCACCAGCCCCTGGTGAATTTGCTTCACCATCTTGGTGAACCTCCTGCACTACCCTCGCACTGGTATTTGCACCGCTCAGGGTTAGTCGGTAGAAATTGCTGACATTGCCTTTCGGCCCCGATCTGGTTTCTTTTCGCATCAGTCCAGACTCGCAAAGCGCGGCAACATGATTCATGACGGAACGACGACTGATCTCACACTGATCAGCGATATGCTGATAGCTCGGCCAGCATTCGCCCTGGTCACTTGCGTTATCGGCCAGCTTAAGCAGGACCAGCTTACGAAGCGGGTTTCCTACCTTGACCTTCATCGCCTGAACCATCAGTTCCATGCTCATAGAACACCTCGATACAACTGAACTAGGCTACGTTTGAACAAGTCGAAACCAGCTTCACTTTGACGCCGACCAGCTGCGCCAGCGCGTCTATTGCTTCCAGAGTCTCGCGGCGGATTACCGGTTGCGGTTTGCCTGTGAAGACTGCATTGGTGGCTTCGATACACTCTTTGTTAACTCTGGCTGCCCGGTAGAGCATGCAGTCTTTCTGCTCCAGCTCGTTATCAATGGCGGTGCGGATGGCATAGCTCAGGGCTTCCGCCTGTTTCAGGTAGTTAGGCGTATCGTTGCGGAATGCACGCTGGATAATCTGCTTGTTGTTGTGCAGTCGGCGCGCGTACTCGTCTGAGTCCGTGACGTTATCCAATGGCTGAAGCAGATCGCCAAAGTGATGCGGGGTTATCAGCTGCGTGACTGTCTTCCAGCCCTTTTCCTGCGCCCAGGACTCCAGCTCACATGCCAGTTTTTTGATTTCCATCAGTCAGTATCCTCCAGAGCTGTTGTGTTATTTTTTGGCTTGTAATCAGGCCAAATTTCAGCCCAATCGCTTGGCCGCATGTCAGAACGACAAACCTTTCCATCGGTAAAGGTTTCGATAACGATGCATCGACTCGGCGAAATAGCAGCCCGCCCCGTTGCAAGTTGGGAGAGGTAAGATTTCGATATCCCAAGGTGTTGCTCCAGCGCCTTGCGTATCTTTGGCCCACCGGCTTTCAAAAAGTCATTGAGTTGCATAATTGCTCCTGTGTGTTGAGCTGTAAGTTTATAAACCACTAAACATTAATGTCAAGTTTTTGCTTGTTTAGAAATTACTAATCAAAATGACTGCATGGACACAAAAGAAATCAGGCGTAAGCGCCTAGCGGCATGGTTTTCCAGCAGAACCCTGCCGGAGAAAGAGAAGAGCTACCTTTCACAGCTGATCAACGGAAAAGCGTCGTTCGGCGAGAGAGCTGCGCGCCGTATTGAACGAGATTACGGCATGGCTCCTGGTTATCTTGATGAAGAACCTATGGGTGAAGAGATAAGATCCCCTCGTCCATTTGACGCGCGCCATGAAGAACTGCTAGACCTTTTCGACAGCCTTGCTGAATGGGAAAAAGAGCAGCACATGGTAAACCTCAGGGCCCAAGTTAACTCCATAGACAATGAGCTCAAAGCAAGGCTTAAAGGCAAGAGCAAACAAGAAATCCTTCAGATGCTCAAAGACCTCGAAATAGACTAACTCCCCTAAAGACCGCTTGTTGCGGTCTTTTTTTTCTCCAAATTCAACCACATCCAATTTTTCACCCCTTTTTGTTTACTAATAACTTTACATATTGGTTTATTTGTTTATAAACTTAAACCAACAAAACACGCAGTAATCAGTAAACGTTCCGCCTACCCGGCGATAAGGGTGATTAGACAAGCAAAGTAGCAAACAGGGGTTCGAGATGGAAAAAGCATACGAAGAGTATTTCAACAGTCTGGCTGAGGGTGAAGAAGCACTGAGCTTTTCCGAGTTCGTCCAGGCAGTTTCTTGAATGTGGCGTAAGCCAAAGTCTTGAAGGCGGTTTTCTCAGGTTGCGCGCTAAAGCATAGCGGGGAGAACCTGGGGCGGAGAGCAAACCCCGCGATGCAGGACTTGAAATAACTGCACAGACCAATAAGCCGCATGGCAGCGTAACTGCCCTTTACATCTGCTCTGGCGAGGTGGCGCCGCCGGACCAGGGCAGATGAATCGTCCACAACATGTAAGCGCATTCCTCTTTTCACTGATGGGGATCGGTTTGTTAACTGGCGGAATGCGCTTCCAGTTGTGGGCAATCGCAACATGAGGCTGCGTGTAGTTTTAGTGGTATATGCGTTTCCCGTGGTCCATGCATATACCACCCTTTTTTAAAGCTGGTTTCATAGTGGAGTGTTCATAAATGGATAAGACACAATTAACACCGGAACAACAAATAGCCTGGGCACAGGGAAAACTCGTCACTTCAGTATTTCTTCGTGATGTTGCGGGATGCCATGCCGCATGGAAAGTATTACGGAAATACAGAAATTTCGTTGTGCATCGCCAGCCTCATCAGGAATGGCGAAATAGTTTGAAAGTAATTTAATTATACCAACTTAAAACCTATGCCTTAAACGGCAGGGATTTTCACACCCTGAACTATGGAGTTCGAAATGAAAGCAACTATTACTACCGTAGAATTGAGCCTGGCAATCGTAAATAAAGACCTTGCCACATTTAATGTTAACGGCGCTATTTCCGGCGTGGTTCATTTGCCTTCCTCTGGCCCTGTAACCGTTGTGCTTGACGGTGGGTTCGTGCTCGGAGAGTTTCATTGTCCGGTCTGTGCTGTTAAGGACATTAGCTTTTTGTCTGCGAGTTTTGCAGAAGCACAGAACGCCTGCGGCATGTCTTATTACGACCACAAGCGCCAATATCTTAACTGATATGGAAGACACCACCTGTCATTGCGCTGTTTGCTGCCACGAATATAAAAAATTGGAAATGCATAAAAGGAAAACAGACATATATCCCTTCAAGCGCACGATTTATTTATGTGAACAATGCAATGAAAAAAGAGAAAAGCGTGACGGTTTAAGAAAGGTAAAACGCGGCATCCGCAAACCATTTCATTAAACATCATTTTTCAAATATTAAACGAGGTTATTATGTCTATTGAGTTAAAAGTATTTGGTGGTGCTTACTTCCCAAAAGATAAAGCATTAAAAAAACATCCCGACTTAAAACCACTTGCAACCGCAGTTAATGCGGCCACAAAAGCCATCGCTGAAGCCGTTATTTTCGGCAAACTGGCGGCGGAACATCCTGAACATATTGATGATTATTTTAAGGTGAAAATCTGGGAACACCACGAAGGTATTCCCTGCCCTGATCTTGATGTTTTCTCACCTGAGTTTTTCGACAGCGTGGCAGTATGGAATGTGAACGCTGGCGAACCAGCTGCGACGCCACAGCCTGAAGCTGACACAAAGGTAGAATGTGAGGACAACAAGACTCAGGAAGAAATTAAAATCGTTGCGCAGCTCGACGTGGCATCCCGTGCAGCTTGTCTGGCACTGTTCGGCCCTGTACCTGGAATCACTACAGCACAGTACGGCCAGATCGTCGATCTTATGAATGATGATGAACCCAGCTTTGCCCGCGAGCTTGCAGAAGCACTGGCGAAAGAGACCCGCGCGCTGGCGCTGGCTCCGGTACGACAGGAGCAGCTGCTCGCATGGATACGTGAAAATACAAAAGACTCTGCACAGTGGCCGGACATCAAAAAGCAGATCGCTAAATGGATCGATACCCCGGTTGATAAGCGACCTCTGGCTGACAGCACTAAGTCAGAAGAAAATCGTACAGACACCGGCTCCACGCTGGGCGGTGGTAACAAGACAGACCGCAGCCCGGATCTGGTTCATAACCTCTCTACACTGCGTATCGAAGTGGCTGTTGCCATTCTGAGCATGTACGACGAAATCGACATTTACTGGATCCCGAATAAATACATGATTCCAGCGAAAGCCATGGCCGAAGCAGAACAGGACACCCGTTTCACCGCGTGGTGGAAAAAACTGCGCAGCACCCCAGGCATTCTGGATTATTCCCGTGCGGCCATTATCGCCCTGATTAAATCCGCACCGGAAGACCTCTGGATGGATCCTGTTGCCTTGCGTGAATACATCAATCGCGAGCTGGTTGAACGTGACCATGAGAACCCTGACCAGAAAACGGTTGATATGGCCTGCCGCCCAAAACCTCGCACTAATGTTGAGAAAAAAGAAAATGATGAAACCGAATCGACTGTACCGGTCGAAACTCTGCCACCAACAGTTTGCCCTGGCAAAGCTGCGCAACTCGACAAAGAACTCAACGAGGCATTCGCTCAGAGTCATGCACCAGAAATGCAAGCCAGCGACCAACCGAGGGTGGAGAACCTGGGCGGCGGCGTCTTTTCTGTCGATGCATTGTTAAACACAGCCCCCTCAAATGAAGGCGAAAAACAGGAAGTACCGCCTGCACTAAGTGTTCGCGAGATTGAAATCGCCCATGCATTGAACGAGCTAATGTCCGGGCGCACAAACATCGGTGACCAAGAAGATATCGAAAATCTCATCACCACCACGGGTAAAGACATCGAGCATATTTTCCCGTTACTGATTGCAGATATCACCACGACTGAATTCTGTCTGTCGCCTGATTTCAGTGATGAAGAAGTACAGGACGTTGCTACTACGATTCTTGAACAGTGGTCTGACGATTTCAGCGTGCGTCAGAAAATCGCCCTTGATGCGATCGTTGAATACCGCCGCCCAGCACCACCAAAATCTGTCGTGCTCGATCCGCCAGCCGTTACTGCAAAGCCGATTGTCGAGCCCGAACCTGCACCTGAAAAAAACGGGCCGCTTTCGTCAGTTACCTACCTGCAACAGCTGACCATTGCAGCGCTGCAGGGCTTATGTTCCAACCCGTCCTTTTGCAACCAGTATGAGGAATTACCGGCTATGGCCGCCGGACTTGCCCGCAGCGTGATCAACCATCAAGAAGGTTCCTGTGCGTCTGATTAACCGAAGCAAGGGGGACTGCATCGGCGGGCCAGCATGCGCCGCCGCCCTAAAGTGCCATCTCGACAAATACGGCGAGCATGGCCGCAGCGACAAACAGACGTTTTACACCGTCAAGATCCAAGGGAGAAAAATTACGGTCGAGGTTGTTAACCGCCCCCGTAGTTACGTGGCAACGGCCATGACCGGTGCCAGGCACCTCCAGTGCCTCCCTGGACTCGGCAGGTGATTTTTGACAATCAATATACTATCTGCCGCTGCGGTATCGTGGCGGCGTCATGGAGTTAAGCATGGCGCAAATCATTTTTGATGAAGAGTGGAT